GTAAAGATTATTTACCTTCCGAATACCATTCATTGTTTTCAGCTATTGATAAGCACTGTGACAAGTTTCACAGGCTGCCCTCTATTGAAGACTTGAAATTTTCTCTGCGTGACCCTGGCACTCTTGAAAAGCTCTATGCTATCGAGAAGCTAGATGTTGACGCAGATGCGTTTATGCTTCTTCAGTACCTGAAGAACGAGTATACTCAAAAAGAGATTCTCGTTTCTTTGGAAAAGTATATTGACGATTCAATTGCTTTTGAAGATGCTGAAGAATCTGTAACGCACCTTCATCAGATTGTTCTCGATATTGAGAAGAAAGTCGACCTCGAGTTGCCGCAGGAAAGTATGCAACGTATTTCCCTGTTTGAATCTGATGAAGAGATTGGACGTTACCTGCCTCTTGGCCTCAATACTGAGTATGATCATGAGATTCAGTTCTCTCCTCGTGACTTGGTTCTTATCGGGGGTCGTCGCGGGGCCGGTAAGTCTATGACTTGTGCAAACATTGCTCACAATGTCTTTGCAAGTGGTCGGTCGGCTATCTACTTCACTATCGAAATGGATAGTCGGTCGATTCTGCAAAGAGTCTGTTCCCTCGCAACGGGGGTTCCGCACTCTCGGCTGCGCTCAAAGAACTTGAGTGTTACTGAGTGGGAAAAGATCGCATCTTGGTGGGCGAGCCGCTTCGAGAAGGGCCAGGAGAAACTCAAGGAGTATCGGGAGCACCGAGACTTTGACGAGTTTCACCATAAACTTACAACTACGCATGAGCTTCTCCCAACTCAGCAGATTGATGTAGTTTATGATCCTGGCCTGACTCTGGCTCGCATCAAAGCAGAGCTTGACAAGAAAGTCAAGCCTATCAATGCTGGTGTGGTTCTCGTAGACTATATCAATCAGGTAAAACGATCTGCCGTTCCTTCTCGGCATGGCCAGTATGATTGGACTGAACAGATTGAAGTGAGTAAGGCTCTCAAGTCTATGGCGCAGGAATACGAAGTTACTGTAATTTCGCCGTATCAGACTGACGCTACCGGCGAAGCGCGCTTTGCAAAAGGTATTCTAGATGCTGCTGATGCAGCTTATGCTCTAGAGACCTATGAACAAGCAGATGAATGTATTACATTCAACTGTGTAAAGATGCGCTCCGCCGCTCAGCGTTCCTTCACTTCTGTAATGAACTGGGAAACACAAAAGATTGGCCCAGAATCTGCACTTACGCCACAAGAGAAAGAAAGCCAGTCCCACAAGACTGGAGAAAGTATTGACGATATTGATGAAAGTCCTTTCTAAAAATAGTTCTTGACTTTTGCATCTGAGTTTGATATAATATGTAGACATTTCCGGGAGGCTTTATATGTCTATTTTTGTCGGCAGTATGAACCACACCTACTCTGGTCGTCGCAAGAAGAAAACGCGAGTAAGCCGTAAACCGAGAAGTGAGTTCAAAGCATACAAGCCAAAGTCAAACTCTTGGCACTCTCAGCGTATCGCAGAAATGCGTAGCGTGCCCTCTGCTACAACCAGCAGCGGGGTCTGTGCAAGTCCTGTGCAGGATTTTCATCGAGAAGTTAGTAGTAAGTACACTGTAAGTATCGCATATAACAAAGGTGCTTATCAAGTTATTTCTAATGACGACATTGATAAAATCGGGAGAAGCTAATGACAAAAATCCAAGAGTATATGTACGGTCTGTTTCATGCACTTGAAAGCAAAGACTATCAGAAGGTAGACATTCTACTTGCAAGAATCTCGAATCTACGTCTGAATAAAAGTGACTTTGACCGAATCGAAAACCTAGTGGAGACTAAAGAGATTGAATGTACAAGATCTGCTTGCTGAAAAACAAATTCCTTTTCAAGCGAAAGGACAGGATTTTGTTGTTCGCTGTTTGAGTCCTGAGCACGACGATTCAAACCCAAGTATGTACATTAATCAAACTACTGGATTATTTCATTGTTTCTCTTGCGGATTCAAGGGTAATCTGTTCAATTTCTACGGGCGAACGGTAAATCAGCTACAGCTAAAACGCGAAACTCTCAAGAAAAAGATCGCACTGAAGATGGCAGAAAGTATCGGCTTATCTATGCCGAAAGACTACAGCCCTTATGTAGGCAACTGGCGAAATATACGACCGGAGACTTACAAAGAGTTTGAAGCCTTTCTCCATGTTGGTGCTGTTTTTCGAGATCGTATTAACTTTCCTATTCGTGACATTTCTGGAAAGATTGTAGCATTTCAAGGAAGGCATACTGCTGGCGGAACTCCGAAGTACAAGTTTAGTCCTCCAGGAGCAAAGATTCCTCTGTATCCTCTTTCCACGCCGCAGGCTGGAGAGGTACTTTTAGTAGAAGGTCTATTCGATGTTCTGAATCTATACGATAAAGGACTTCGGAATGCAGTTTGTTGCTTTGGTACGAATAACATTAACGAAGATAAACTTAGAATGCTGTCAATTCAAGGCGTTTCCCGAGTAGGTGTATTTTTTGACGGAGACGATGCAGGACAGAAGGCAGCAGAAACAATCATTGGTATGTGCGAGAAAGTTGGTCTCCTTGCTAGGAATATCCATCTAAAAGATATGGACCCTGGTGCACTTACCGAGTCTCAAGTAAGAAACTTAAAGCGGAGGCTTTATGGCTAAGGTTGCCATTGTAGAAACCAAACCCAGTCGTACAAATTTTATAAAAGAGTTTGACAATGCGTTCGAGTTTGACCAGTTTCAACTGTGTTCTGACCCGAACATCAAAAAAGTACTAAAGCGTGATGTAGACCTTCAAATGGACGTAAACGAGTACGACTGGATCGTTCTCGTTGGCTCTGATGCGTGTAAGTATTTTACCAAAATCAATTCGGTAACTGAGTACTCTGGTAAAAAGGTTGAGAAGAAGTTTCTTCCAGTAATCAATCCTGCGATGCTTGCATTCAAGCCTGAAGCTCGCAAGACCTGGGAATCTTCTAAAGAAAACATCATTAAGTACATTCGTGGCGAAATCGAAGATGTAGTCATTGATGAAACTATTGCAAAAGGTATTCAAGACACCGAAGAAGCAAAAGAGTTTTTCCGGGCAGCTATTGCTGCTCCCTCTCCATACATTGCACTTGACTCTGAGACTACTGGCCTATACCCTCGTAACGGGCATATGCTGGGGCTTTCTATGTCTTATGATGGAAAGAGTGGCGCTTATGTAGACACGGAGTGCTTTGACGAAGAAGTCGAGGCGCTACTACAAGAGCTGTTCGATAAGAAAACTGTGATCTTTCACAACGCGAAGTTCGACTTAGCGTTCTTTCAGTATCACTTCAATTTTCGGTTTCCGAACTTTGAAGATACCATGCTTCTTCACTACCTGATTGATGAAAATCCCGGTACTCATGGCTTGAAGCAGTTAGCTATCAAGTTCACTCCCTACGGAGACTATGAGAAGCCGATGTATGATTTCATCGACCAGTACAAGCGTAGTCATGGACTGACTGCTGATAGTTTTCAGTGGGATATGATTCCCTTTGATATTATGAAAACTTACGCAGCAATGGATGCTGTGTGTACTTATGTTATTTACGAGAAGTTTGTAAAGATTAAGCAGAACCCAAAACTGAAGTGGGTTTATGATAATATTCTCATTCCTGGCTGTCGCTTCTTGCTAGATACTCAGGACAACGGTGTTCCTTTCGACCGCCAGCGTCTGCTCATGTCTCAGCAGATTATGCAAGAAGATATTGATAAAGCAGTACAGGAGCTTTATAAGTTTCCAGAGGTAAAAAAGTTTGAAGAAATCAGTGGCAAGGACTTCAACCCAAATAGTACAGTACAGCTTAGAAGTCTACTATTTGACTTTATTGGGCTTCCTCCTACTGGGAAGAAAACTGGCACAGGAGCTGATTCTACTGATGCCGAAGTTTTGCAGGAGCTTGCAGAGCAACATGAAGTACCTAAGCACATTCTCAGTATTCGACAAAAGTCGAAAATTAAAAACACTTATCTGGACAAGATTATCCCCCAACTTGATAGAGACAGTAGGCTTCGCACTAATTTTAATCTGCATGGTACTACATCTGGCCGTCTAAGTAGTTCTGGAAAGCTGAATATGCAGCAGCTTCCCCGTGACAATCCGACTGTGAAAGGCTGTATCAAAGCTACTCCTGGTCACAAGATTGTTGCAATGGACTTGACGACTGCCGAAGTGTATGTTGCGGCAAAGCTGGCAGAAGATAAAGCACTGATGGATGTGTTTCGTAGCGGTGGAAACTTTCACTCTACAATCGCAAAGACTGTGTTTCGTCTGCCCTGCGAAGTGGAAGAAGTGGCAGAGCTATACGCCACACAGCGGCAAGCGGCTAAAGCCGTTACCTTCGGAATCATGTATGGTGCTGGCCCTGCAAAGATCAGCCAGCAAGTTACAAAAGATTCTGGTAAGTACTTTAGTGTAAACGAAGCAAAGGAAGTGATTGATGACTACTTCTCTTCTTTTCACCGCCTTAAGGCTTGGATTGAAGACAATCAGAAGTTCATCGCTCAGAATGGATTTGTCTATAGTTTCTTTGGTCGAAAGCGT